GAGACAGCCAGACTGTCAGTTCATTGTTGAACGAAGCGCCGGGATGGTCAAGCACCCATAGATTACAGGGTTTGAGTTATATCGCGTGTAGATTTGAATGGAAGGGTTTCAACACAACAGAGAACCCGAACAACAACCCATACAAGGGTATGCCAAGGATCAACGTGTTGCTACAGGGCAAGAAAGTCAAAGACGCCACCACGCTGTCAGCAGGACACAGCACGGCGTATGGCAGTGAGACAGAAGTGTTCACGAACAACCCTGTGAGTGTGCTGTTAGATTATATGAGAAACACACGTTATGGTAAAGGCTTGCCCAATGACAGTTTTGATTTCGCAAGTTTCAAGACAGCGGCGGACCTTTGTGCCCAGACAGTGAACTACACATCTAGCACCACAGGCAAAGCATTCACGTGTGATGCTGTTGTTGATTCAGGGCAAACAATTATGAACAACACCAAGATATTGTTGAGTGTGTTCAGGGGCATTATGCCTTATCAGACAGGACAATACTATTGTAAGATTGAACACGGTGGTGATGACACAGACATCAGTGCTACACCGGCCAACCCAAGCACAGTGTTCACGATAACCACAGATCACATCATTGGTGGAGTAAGCCTACAGGGACCAAACAAGAAGAACAAGATCAACAGGGCTGTGATAACCTATGTTGACCCCAACAGTGATTATCAGGCCAATCAAATAGCATATCCCACTGAAGGCAGTGCTGATGACACAACATTCCTAGCAGAAGATGGTATAAGATTAGAGAAGAGATACACATTCAATATGATCACAAGCAGGGAACAGGCCCTACAGATGGCAGAGGTGATGGTCAAGAAATCAAGGACCAATCAAGTCATCACGCTACAGACCACCACGGATGCGGCCAACATCAGCGTTGGTGATCTAGTGAGGATAGTCAACGCCAACATCAGTCTTGATGGCATATTCAGGGTCCAGAGCGTTGAACTGAACGCACAAGGCACTATTGACATTTCAGCCACACAGCACAATTCAAATGATTATGCGATCAACGCCAAAGTGGCGGCACCAGCAGAACCAGTGATCAATCTACCAGATCCGTTCTTGGTGGCAGCGCCTACTAGCCTACAGGTCAGCAGTGATATTTCGCACGCCCTACAGTCAAGTGATGGCACGACCACGAGGCGTATGAGAGTTGGTTTCACGGCCAGCACAGACCCATTCGTTGTAGATTACATAATTCAATACAAGAAGAGTTCAGAGAGCACATTCACCACAGCGATAGAAACACCGGACACGGTTGCTTTCATTTCACCGGTCGCGGTGGGAGAGAGTTATGATGTTAGGGTGTTCGCTCGTAATGAACTGGGCAGGAACAGCGGATTCGCTACTGTGTCAAATCACACAGTGGCCAACACATACACGCCCGCTAGCGGCACATCAAGTAGTGTCAGCACTAGCGGTAGTTCAACAACAGTGGGAGCATCACAGTTAGGAGGTTAATATGGCTAGGACAGGTTTCTTTGACGTAAATCAGCAGATCTATCTGCCCAAGGACACATTGACTTGGGACGACTTGGCTTCATCACCATACACCGGAGGGTGGGACAGTTGGACTGGGTGGTATCAGGAGTTGTCAGGCAACCCAGACACGGAGGTTGAATTCACAACTGACATCATTGACTTTGGTGCCAGTGCTACCGTTCTACCACTGGCCACTGTGTTCGTGGCCAGAGATGGCACGGATGCTACACCATTCCTTGACACTGACTACCCCAAGATCCAGATAGAAGGCAGTGATGTGGCCGATATGAGCAGTGGTGTCAGTAGCACAACACTCACAAAAGACACAGACCCCGCCTACTCAAGCATAGGTAAATTCAGATACTACAGATTCACATTCACTATAAATTCAGGCACCAACACTACCCCACAGGGATTCACGGGTTTCAACATCAACCTTGACACGTCAGGCATTGAAGAGGTCATAGAGAACTTTGACACTTCAACCGTTGATGATGGATCTAGCGTTGACAGGACGATCAGCACTAGGAACACTTACAGTGCCATCAACTTCGTGGGCATAACACCACTGACCACTATCACTGACACCAACGCAACAGGTTCAAGTGGGGGTGGCAGTCTTTACGTGGCCAACGCATACGTGGCGACGGGCTATTTCGTGGGAGACGCGGGATCAATCACCACGTCAAACATCACCACGGTGCCGTTGAGTCAATTCGTCAGTTCAACCACTAACAGCATCACTGTGAGATTGTTCAAACCCAATACTGGCACCGAGATTGACGCCACAGTTGACATACTGGTCAAGGGATTGGGAGGCAGTGCCATAGACGCAGAGGGAAACCTAGTGAAAACGTAATGACATCGTTAAATAACAACAACAGGAGAAACAACATATGGCTTGGCCAACAGACAGCAGTAATATAGACACTTCAAATTTAGATGCGGGCACGGACAATCCGGCGGCTGCCAGACCCAATCTTAAGACGGCACTTGATGAACTGGCCAACGTGATTGACGGTAGGAACCAGGCATCAGGCGTGGCGGGATTGGACGCATCCAGCAAGATCGCCAACACACAACTGCCTGACACCATCATCAGTTCATCATCAACGGCGCTGACGATCACTCCCAACACGGGCTTGGTCAACATCAACAGCGTGATGAAACTGAACCCACAGACACGTGCTGACCTTTATGCTAGATCAGATCTAGCGGAGGGTATGATAGCCATCGCTTCAGACGGTGATTCAACAGTGGACACACCTGTATACTACGCGGGCGGCGTGTGGAGATATTTCTCTGACAATTCAGAAGTGCCCAGCACTTAACAATGAAGCCTGAAGATTTCTGCGACAGGATACGCGATCTGGGCGAATTCAGATGTGAACGCAAGACCAACCACAGGGGCAGGGGCGAGAAGATGACGCAGAGGGGCAGGATAGCACACACGGCCCTGTGTCCCGGAGCACCCAAGCACAGTTGTAAGTTTGATATGCCTAAACGGCCTCTAGAAAACTACGCACTGATATCCGATCCACTCGGAGATCCACCTCGTTATCATTTACTACGTATAACTTCAAGGTAGCACTGATCTCCTCAACGATCTGTTTCTGGCTGTTGGTGTATTTCAACACACTGTTCCTATCGCCATAATCAAACACGCTTGAGTTGTCTATGCCCCAATCACAACCAATGATGTGGGCGTGATCCCATTTGAGATGTCGTGCCAAGTGTAGTGCCAGCACACCACTGTTGTGTGGTTGTAGCCGCAATGGGTAAGGCACTTGGGTGAATCTTGGGTGCGTGATGCCATTGCGACACCAAAGACCTGGTCCAGCGGTGATCTTGTCCAACATCTGCCAGTCATACACACACACGTGATCAACTGACCTGCGTTCACGGATCATATTACAGCCTATCTCTTGATCTTGCGGTGGCACACGATCAACTAGATCAAGTTGACTGGGGCCATTGAACCAAATGATGTTCATACGTGTTATTTAAAATGGGAGAGTGAGTGCTACGCACTCATTGACTTCAGACTCGCGTCTTCGTCAACTCTCTCCTCACAAGGTAGATGACTTTTAACAAAATACATTGAAAAAAGAAATCTATCTAGATGACCAACGATTCACCATTTGCCTGCGTGCCGGGTTCACATATCACACGCACTCCGTAGAGTGGCTATTTCCAAATTGCTACTCGCCTGTTGGTCCGCTTTAGTGTAGCAAAGCACACGACCCAAAATTTCCAAAAGATCGTGTCAATAACTGCCCATTTGTTTCTCTTGTCCTTGCCTAACAAGTGCGTTCCTACAGCAATAGAACTATACACAATCAAGAGGGTGTGTAGAACTCATATAGTGTGTGTGCTGTCAGTTGTGTTTGTGTGTTTGAGTATGCCTATGTTTGTGCCTATTTCATTGATATTTAGTAAGGTTCAGATCTGACCCGGTGATTCTTGAGCGAGATAAATATCAGTGGGGATCAACTTCAATACGATATGCCATTTTATTGACCCTTACAGCGTGGTGTGTGGCCATACTGCGCGGTATACTACTGATCCCCAGTTTATTGATGGGCTATGACATTGGCCCGTCTCCTTTGGCCCCACGTTCTTCATACTAGCCTATTTTGGGCGTGGGGTTTTTACTATGCGGCAGGACCCATTGACATCAATAGCACAGCAACACAACAGGCAGCCCGAGGTGTTTGAGCACATCAGATCAAGGCTCATACAGTGGGCCCAACAGGAGCAGGCCACCTTTGACCAACTGCGTGAACAGACACGCTACGAGATAGCGGCGTTTGAGATAGATGGCGTGATCAGCACTGACCACGAGGGCTACTGCCAGCATCACTTGGCCAGGGCAACCAGGACTGATGAATTCTGCGACAGTGATCAGTGGTTGGGGTGGATAGCACAGCGACTTGATGCTTGGCCCCTACATCTACAGCACTCAATCACGTTAGCGTTGCTCAAAATGCCCGTTTAGTGCTACACACAGCGACGCACAAGGGGGTTGACAGAGATTTGAGCACACTGTATAATAGAGGTATGATCATCACCATAAAAGCACAACCAGGGGCGGGCAAGAGCACAGCAGTGAAACGATTCAGGGACACGCTGATCAAGACCGACACCATAGCACATCAGCCCAAGATAGCAGACATCTATGGGCACATAGCCATACTGGGCGACTATGATCAATACCCCAAGATGAGTGGTTGCGATGGCTACAACAACAATCAGCAGTTGAACACGGTGGCGAAGCATTTGGTAAAACGGGGCTACGTGGTCATCTACGAGAGTATGATGATGAGCATAGCGACGGGAATCAACCTAGAATGGCACAAAGACAACATAGAGCAGTTAGTAATACAATTAGAGTGCGATGATGACCAAGCACACCAACAGCGACAACAGAGAAGCACGAACACTGAACTCAAGAGCAAGACGGGTATAACCAGCAAACAGGACATAGATCAGATGTGTCAGAGATTGACCCAACAGGGCGTGGCAGTGCGTAAAGCCCAAACTGTAGACGAAGCAGTGCGTATCTTACAAGAGAACACACACGACTCACAATCAGCAACGATCACAGCACAAGACAAACAGCAGATAAGATGGGACTTTGATTCAAGTGTGAGCACACAGACTGAACGTAGAAAGCAAAAGAACACGGGATTACTGGGCAATTTCATACAGTTTGACGACTAGGATCACTGTGTCAGAGGGCAGTTAGGGTCCTAGACTAGAGTAGGCACTGTATCCGTTTTAAGGGCCTTATGTGTCAATCTAAAAACACCGTTTCAGACACTATTTCCAGCGTTTTATCACCATATGAGCAGGTTTGGGCCCTATTATAACGCATTCTTGAGCGTTGTCAACCGTGAAAAACCTGAAAAAACCTGAAAAAACCCTGATTTCACAGTTGACACACTGCTATTCAGTGCTATAATGAGACTATAAGAAGATGTTCACTTTCTGTTTCATCTTCTTAAGAGATGATTCTTTCGTCATCTCGTTGGTTTATAAATGTAATACTATCAAGCCCCATCTAGTAGCAGTATTAGGTGGGGTTTTTTTTTGGGTTGATCAGTTGACTCAATCAGTGTGATGTGCTATAATAAATATATAATGTTAAACAACACAAAAGGAGACGAGATGAAGACACAATACTACGTTTGGTGCTTTGACACACCAATACAGTCAGACAGTGATGAGTTCAGAGACGCTGACTCAACACATAAACTCAACAGCAGAGACAACGCTATGTTCAACAAGGCCCTAGACAAAGGTCAGTTTGAATACACAGCAGTGATCCAATACTTGCGAAACAAATACGACACTGGTGGGGGCATAGAGATCAACCCCTGCGAGACCAGAGCACAGCAACGACACATACTAGCACGTGAGGGCGTGGCCAGTGTAGAGCAACACGAGATCAATGGGAACCAATAGCGTAAGGAGGCTGTTGGCCCAGGCGGTGCTAGAAGAGGGACACACCCTCAAGAGCATAGAGCAGAACAATAAGGGCCACCAGAAGGCGGTGTGTGAAGATAGTGAGGGGCGTGAGTTCATAGTGATGACGGGGGGCACGCCCAGTAGCGACACACCATTAAAGACCTATAGGCGTTATGTGAGCAAAGCATACAATCACTTCATTGCTACAGCCAAGAAGTTTGAACCCAGTGCGAACCTAGAGATCAATACGAGAGTTGAAGTGAAGGCGGGCAAGACTGATGAACAACTCAAATTTGAGAGCCAGAATGGTAAACGTATGCGAGAGGCAGTGGGCGTCGCTTGAAATGGTGATACACAGTAGGGCCTTATGCGTTAAAATAATACCGCCAAATTCAGCCCAGTTGACACAATCAATACTGTGTGCTATAATCAACACTACAAAGGAGAAACAATGGATTACATCAAACGAGACGGTGGCAGAAGCAAATACTACGCCACGAGGACCGGTGATTGTGTGATCAGGAGCATCGCGATCGCTCTAGATCAGGACTACAAGAAGACATTTCTAGAACTTTGTGAGTTGGGCATAAAGTTGGGCGAGATGCCCAACGCGGTCAAAACATACCGACGCTACCTAGAGGACCGTGGGTTCAAGAAGAACAAGGCACAGCGTTGTGCCAACGGTCATCTACAACAGATCATACGCTATCGTGGCGGTGCTTGTCTTATGAGGACACGCGGACACCTCACATACATCAACAAGCACGGCGACATCTGCGACAGTTGGGATTGTAGGATGGAGACTATGCTGACTTATTGGACACGGGACGATGAGCGACCAGAATGACGCTGATTTTTTGCTCACGCAAAAAAAACTTTTAAACGCGGGGTTGACACAGAGTGAACGATCTGCTATAATCAACGCATAGGCACACACATAGGCACAAAAGGAGCAAACACTATGGACACATACAAGCATATCAAGATCTACACACACGAGGACTTCAGCAGGGGCACGACCTTGAGGCAGGCCCGTCAACAACTGGAGGGTGTAGAGACCGCGCCCTGTGTCATAGTGTTTGGCTCATCAATAGCGGGCGTCAACATCAGGGTTGGCGAACACACCAGAGAGTTGGCTGACATCATATCAGCACTCATACCCCAGCAAGAAGTCGCATAATCATTGACGAAAAGTCAGGTTGACGCACTCGTAGAATGTGCTATAATAAATACTATGTATATATTAATGCTAACAAAAGGAGACAAATGAACATCATACTAAAGGCCAAGATCAAGACTCAACTAGAGAAGCAGTTGATTGATCAATTGATGGCCAGCGACGCACAGGTAGACACACTATACGTCAACAGAAAGCCCAAGGCTTTTGGCAGTGGCGGCACTAGCCCAGTCAAGGCCAGATATCAACCTAAACGGGGCGGGAAGGTGCTATACATCAATCTAGCCAAGTTTCAACATCTTGAACACACTGACATCAACACGATCATACCCAAGACGGTGGCGTTCATCAACAGCACCAAGACACAGGCTTTCTTCAACAAGTGTGAGAGCAAGGAGGCGGCACGTGTATCAAGGTAAAGATTTAAGATTACAACAGAGGGAATACTCCGACGACTGTTGGAAGATAACAGGCCTTGGACACCAACTCTACCCTGATGAGTTCTGTTGGAAACCTGATGCTGATCAGGAACTTTTGGCTGATGCGGCCGCGGAGGCGGTTGAATCGCACATCAACAAAGCACTCAAGTTGAAGGGCCATAAAAAGGTTGAGGTAAGCATCATAGACAACGGTGCCTACGGACACGTGATGGACATAGAGAACGATCTAGATGGCAACTACGATGTTATGAGCAAGGTAGAACAATACTTGAGAAGCGACGAAGGCAGGTGCGACACACAGGACGTATTCAGTGAGGCCTACACTGAAGAATTATGTGAGCAGGGTTTCTTCTTTCACGGTGAGAAAGAGGACTACGATCACATATTGGAGGCGGGCTACGTGCTCACTGACGACTACAACTGCGTCAAGATACAAGACGCCAGCGGTGATGAGTTGAGCGATCACATAGCACACACGTCTGAACCCGAGAAGCATCAACGTGAGTATTTGTTGGACATAGTCAAGGCGTGTTGAGGTTGACACAATCAATACACTGTGTTATAATAACGATATGAAAAAAAGTATGAACCGGACAAAAATACAGAGACCCGAGATAGTGCTAGTCGCCAGCAACAAAACTGATCGTCAATACTTGGTGAGATACAAAGCATTGACCAAGTATCTAGCAGAGATGATGACACTACAACACTTGGGACAACCATTCACACGTAGGGCTCTACGTAAGTGGTGTAAGAAGAACACAATCACTGAACCTAAAGATTTGGTCTATGTGAGTGTCTATCTAGACGATTACATTCATTCGTGGGATGACGTCAGAGACGCACTACGACAAAGCATAGTGAGAGACATAGGCAATCAGCAAACAGCACGTATGAGTGATTCAAGACTTATAGAGAATCTACAGTTAGAGCACGTGAGACTTGATAAGCATTACATCTACTTCAACGAAAAGATACAAGATCTTAAATGGAGAGACAAACAGAGGTTTGTAAAAGCACTCAACAAACTGATTGAAGACTTTGAACCTAGAGAGACTTGGCAAGCCAATCACAGCATCGCTAGGAGGAGCAAGGTCATAGAGAGATTGCTAGACAAATGGAAGGACAAACAATGACATTCAAGAAGAAAGACACACCCTGGAACAAGGGACAAGAGGGCGAGTCAGCGGGATGGACTGACAAGCGTAAGCGAGAGATGAGCAAGAGGGTCAAGAAGTGGTGGCGTGAGAACAACACAACCAGGATCTACTCCAGCGTGGTCGGACCTGACAAGAAGATCAAGGCGCTCTACTACAGGTTCTTGCGTATGCGATGTCAGGCACGATACTGGTGTCAGCCGTGGACCATACTATGGGAGGACTACTTGGACATCTACAAGACTATGGAGGGCAAATGGGGTCGCAACAAGCGGAACAAGAACTTGTGTCGCATAGACACCACCAAGGGTTGGCACTTGGCGAACGTGATGCTGATGACTAGGCGTGAGGCTATGCGTAGAAAGAGACCCAAAGACGACGAAGGCAACGTAATAAAGAGAAAGAGGAAGAGAGATGAATAAACTAATCACAATAAGCACTGCCCTGTTGATGACCGCGTGTTCATACAAGCCCGTGATAGACACGGCTGGTAGATCAGGCACGTTTACTGACGACAAGGCACGTGAGATAACCAACGACATACAACACTGTGAGCAGTTGGTTGATCAACACATCAACAAGACCTTGGACACCACACAGCAGGCGGTGAACTGGTATTTCAGCACAGCATCACTGGGCATCATCCCACGTAAGGAGAGCGCCTACAGGTCAGCGGTGCGTAGATGTTTGACCAACAGGGGACACAGCGTAATAAAATGAAGGAGGAACTATAATGCCGTTTACAAAAGGACACAAGAGTGGTTTCACAGGCAAGACCAGCAAATTCAAGGGCAAACAACTGCCCGAGAGATGGAAACACGGTCCCAACAAGGACAAACAACAGGTCAACAGATGGTATCTTATGGCCAAGGCACAGGCTAGATTCAGAGATGAGCCCTGGGACTTGACGTTTGATCAATACTACGACTTCTGGAGGGGCAAGATACACCTGCGAGGACGTAAGGAGACATCAATGAGCCTTACTAGGATTGATGACACACAGGGGTGGACCAAACACAACTGCGTGATGGCTAGGAGAAGAGACGCAATAACAAGGAGAGTATAATGGACGGACTACTGAAACAGGTAAAGCCCTACGAGAGCAAGACACAGACCAAATACAAGGGCACGGTCTACAAGTGTGTGTGGCAAGTGGAGAAAGATGGCGTGATTGAAGACAACTGGAGCCTACAGGCGTTCCCGTTGATGAGGAACTTCAGGTTCTGGTCAGACATCATCAACGCCAAGATCAAGAACCCGCACAAGGTCGTAATCGTCAGCAACTTGAAGCAACTGGGCTCAAGACCGAGGACACTTGACGGTGATTACGCACCCAACGAGGACAAGCCCGAGATACTTGGTCTAGTTGATGACACGACACAAACCCCAAAACAACCAAAACAACCAAAACAACCAAATCACAAGCAGTCGCAATTCAACGATCTGTTCGTGTGGAAAGGACAAGAATGAAAGACCCCAAACCCGACCAGATAGATCAACAGATCCAGAAGATGCTGGAGATAGATGACATAGTTGACAAGGCACTTGAGGACAACAACATCAAGGACAGGATCTTGATAGGAGGTGCGTTGATGCGATACGCGGTGATGTGTTTCAAGTTTCACAGGGCACCTGACCAGGAAATAAGGAACGTGTTTGAGGGACTTATGGACACTGACTGGCGTAGAAACAAGGACAAACTCAACTGATGCGTGTGTTATTGATCATAGGGTTGATCTCACTCACAGGTTGTAGTCTATACAAGACACGGATTGATATGGTCAACGGTTGGCCCTGTAAGAACTACACGGGATTCAACACACCCGAGCAGACCTGTCAGACACAGCACGTCAGGACCTATGGCCATAGAACTGATTGAATACGATCTAGCGACCAGCATAGACACTGATCCCTGTTTCATAGTCCAACAACTGGGCTTTGAAAGTTCAAGCATCGTCCACACTTACTACAACCCGGAGTTGGGTTGGGAGATAGCGGTGGAAGAGCAACAACACACCATAATACTGATCTGCTGTGAAATAACACACAAGGTCAAGGCATACAAATAAATATTTGCTTTAGGAGAACTATGCCAGCCAAAGCAAAACTCACGACAAGACAAGAATCAACATCACAGGTCAGTTCAGACAACTTCGCGAAGGGATCAGAACTCACATACGCGGAGGCTGATTCAAACTTCATCAATTTAAGGGACCAAACAATAGCCATATCAGATGGCGCAACCACAACGGACATACAAGCGGGCGAGACCATAACATTCTCGGGAGCATCAGTTTCAGGCAACACCGTTTCAATCACGGGAGGTGGAGGCGGAGGCAGTGTAGGTGATCTAGCAATCACGGGTAGCACCATAAGTTCACCATCAAACGCTGATCTCACACTGACCACATCAGGAACTGGCGCCATAGTGGTCAAGGACACGCTAGAAATATTCAACGATGATAGCGGAATACTCACAGGCACAGACACTATTCTATTCAAAGGCGGCTCTGCTACAGGCGACAAGATAATCAAATGTGAACAACCCAGCGTGGGCAACTCCAGTCTTTTGCTTAACCCCACCAGTGGTGGTTATGTCAAGATACACGAGGGCAGTGGCAACGCCAACACCCAAACTACGATAAGGGGTGGCGAGATTGAATTGAATCACACAGGTAAAGACAACAAGATCAAGTTCGCAGTCAATGGTTCATCATTCTCACAGACCATACTTGGACCGGAATCAGGCGACATCACTGCTGACAGGCAGATAAGACTGCCAGGAGACCCAGGGCCAGGGGGAAGCACACAGGATCTTGTCAGCACAACTGCCACGCAGACCTTGACAAACAAGACGCTTTCAGGCACCACTTTCACAGGATCTACCACCTTGGGAGACATCACCTTTGACGGCAATCAATTGGGCACTTCAAGTTCAAACGCTGATCTTGAACTGACAGCCAGCGGCACGGGAACCATAAGGGTGGTAAATGACACCATCACTATGGGAGATGGATCAGGCAACTGCCTTTTGACCACGAACACAGACAACGTGCTACACATAGGCGTCAATCAAACACAGGCTGACGTTTCAGCACCCGAGGCCGCAACAGAGGCCCACTTAAGATTTTTAACAAATGGCAACATCGTGATGCGAACCGCGGGAGATGATTACATCTATGGCAATTGCGATAGTCTCATACTGGGAAAGACCACAGCACCGAACTATAACGCAGATTCACAGATCACTTCAGCGGGACGTGGTGATTTGACATTGACTAGCAACTCCTATATCAATTCTACGGAACCAAGAATTGTGTTGTATGCTCCAGGTGCCGGCTCCACGCCCGCGGCCAAGGCAGAAGGCGTATTGGCCCTCGAAGCGGGAGATTATGCGGATCTTGAATTGACCACATCAAACGATGGCAGGATTGACATCACAACAGCGACATCTACTACCATAGGTTCAAACGGTTCAGCGGCAGCACCCACTACAAACCCAGTGGGCTATCTCAAGATCAAGATCGCTGGCACAGAATTTCAGATTCCCTATTATAACGTGTAATGAATATAAATATCATTGTAAATTTACAGAAACAAGGAGATCCTAAAAAATGACAAGGGCACACCTTAAGACCAGAACAGCATCAACGTCCACAGTTTCAGACACCGCAGTAGCGGGTGCGGCGCTGACACACGCTGAACTAGACTCAAACTTAATCAATCTGCGAGACTCAAGTTGGGGCATAGCGGACGATTCATCAACGGTATTACAGGTATCAGATGACAAGACCATCACCATAGCGGGTGGTTCAGGCATAACAACTGCCCTATCAGGTGATACACTGACCATAACCGCGTCAGAATCACAACCAGTATTCAAGACGATTTCAGTGGCAGGACAGAGTGATGTGGTAGCGGACGGCACCACTGACACTTTGACACTGGCAGAAGGCAGTGGCATCACGATCACAACCAACGCCGGCACTGACACCATAACAATAGCCAGCACAGCATCAGGCACGATCACGGCATTGAACAATCAAGCCGCAAACAGATTGACCACCATAGGCTCAACCACTACGGAACTGGACGGCGAAGCAAACTTGACATTTGACGGCAGCACACTGGCCATAACGGGAGCGATGACCGCCACGACTTCAATAGCCAACGATGCTATATCAATTGACGACAACGTGATCAAGACCACGAGGTCCAACGACGACCTGAACCTCGAGGGCAATGGCACGGGACAGATACAGATCAGGGCCAACGGTGGAGACTTCGCGAACTACGGCACTAACAATAGGTATGACAACGCGAACTTGATGTATTACGAGAACCTGTCAGACACCGTAGGGGATAATCAGAGGCACTACACGAATGCCATGGTCCAGAACAACAAACTGACCACGGGACAGAGCAGTTCAAACCAAAATGACCGTTGGAGGAACCAGGTCATAAACAAATTGGATCTCAACGGATCCAGTTCAACTGCCATATCCGCGATGTATCGTAGCAGGGGTCCTATGGGGTTAGAGGTCTTGGCAGTCATTGACAACGCATCAGCCACTGATGCCACGCTGGGCAACGCATCAGGTGGAAACTACGGTGTCAGCATCTACCCATCCAGCACAGGGGAGATCACCATCACGGGCACCACGGGTATGGGCTCATACCTTGACGTGGGCATTAATTCAGATCCCATCACGATCACTGACCACGTGGCCTTCAAGAGCATAGGCATTGATCACTACAACAACAACGGCACCACGGGTGCCCTGACCCTAACGGACTACTATGGATTCTATGCCGGGACACACGCAGATGGTGCCAGCACAGCACTGACCCTGACCAACAACTACGGTTTCTACTTTGACACGGACACCCAGGCCACCAACCAATACGCATTCTATTCAGCCAATGACACAGCCAAGTCAAGGGTGGGATCACTGGAGAGATACAGGGAAGAGATCAACGCACTGACTTCAAGTTCAACCATCACGGTTGATTGTGCTCTGGCACCGATCCACACTATAACGCTGGGCACGAACACGGAATTCAACGTCAGCAATCTTGGCACTGGACAGACTGCCACACTGATCATAACCCAGGACGGCACGGGTTCTAGGACTGCCACGTTTGGCACTGATGGCTCAACAGCGGTCAAGTTCGCTGGTGGCACACCAACGCTGTCAACAGCGGCTTCTGCCATAGATGTCATAACCATATTCAATGACGGCACAAACTATCTAGGCAACATAGCCCAAGCATACGCATAAGGAGGAAAATATGCCTTTAGGATTTGCGAAATCAACATTCACACACAAGGCCGCGGCCGCGGCTGGGGCACCCACTTTTGATCTTGGATTCTTCAACAGTGAAAATCTCGGTAGTTCAGACAACGGTGCTGGTCTACTGTTAGACGCTGGATCAGGCAACGCGTGGCCAATCAACAACAGAAGGATGACATTGTCAGTTTGGATAAAGGGCACGACATCAGATCTACCCACAGACAACAAGTATATGCTATTCAGACAATTGACTTCTACTGATTCAGGTTTCTTCGTCCAAGTTCAGAACAATGGAACTGAATGTTTCTTTCAAAGGGCAAGCGGGGGTGGAAACAAGGGACTGCTCTGTTTCCCAACCAATTTTGAAACTGACTTTTGGGATGACGAATGGCATCATTTGCTATGGTATGTTGACACCAACAGCACACAGACGGCTTCAAATGCGTTCTACGTTGACGGTGTCGCACAGACACTTACTTCAGATAGTAATGGCATAACGGCGGCCATCACACAACACAGATACGGCAAGCACAATTCAAACGACAACACCACCGCGGACAACACAGACTACTATGACTCAAGATCAGGCACGGTCAAGACTTCACAACTTTGGTTGGATTTTGGCTACAACAGCCACGACACGGATTTCACCAAGTTCTACGACAGCGGTCCAGTTGATATGGGCACTGATGGCACCGGATCGGGTCTATCGCAACCAGACATATATCTCTACCAGAACTCGGGCACTAACATACAGAATGGTGGATCAATCAATCCAAGCACAGTGTCAGTGATCAACGAAGGCACAGGTGCTTACAACGTGTCTGACACTGGTGGGCCAACAGCATAACTTTAAATGACGTCAAATTTATACAAAAAAGATGGTTGGTATTTGCCCAACAAAGATGATATTTTGCTATCACAAGTGTCAGAACAGGGTTATCAAATATCACAGAGGAATCAAATAATTGACCTATTGAAGCAAAAAGGTTGTGAGTTCAAACACTGCCTTGACATAGGAGCACACGTGGGACTATGGAGCAGACCACTGCTAGATCATTTTGATAAGATAACCGCGTTTGAACCCATCGCAATATTGAATGAATGCTACGAGAAGAACGTGCCGCTTGAACGTGTATCACTACACAAAGTGGCCTTGGGTGCTGAAAAGAAAACTATCACGATAAATGTAGATCAAACAGATAGTGGAGGAACACACATTACGCCCAACGGCAACACGCAAGTTGAAATGGATAAATTAGACAATTTTGATCTAGGACAAGTGGACTACATAAAGATGGATGTTGAGGGCTATGAATCAGAGGTGCTAAAGGGTGCGGTCAATCTACTTGACACACAATCGCCCGTGATACATCTAGAACTCAAGATGAAGAGTCTCTCTAGATGGGGACTAGACAAAGACGCTGTTAGATCTTGGTTATCAGACAGGGGATATAAACAAGTCCTTAAAATAAAAAGTGAATTTGTTTTTTGTAAGGAGTAATGAATGACTTGGCCCGCAGGCTCAAAGGCAACGACCACAGACATAGATCAAGGCACTGACAGCCCCAACTTGAGCAGAGTCCAGATAAAACAGGACATTGACAACATCAACGCAATCACTGACACGTTTGACATACCCACTGGCACACCCAATGGATCAATTTTAACATACGACGACGCCGCTGGTGAGTTCAGCACGACGTCAGCACAATCACTGGCCAAGGCGTTCCTGATCTACAAGGGATTCGAGGAGGACTTGGACGAGACACAGAGCGAGGAGGGCATCTACCCCACCACGGCAGACGGCAGGCGGAACAAGATGATGGACAGGCGACTGAAGTATGATCCCTTTGGCTTGATCACTGACATCACGGGGGATGGCTGGCAGTTGTCAGAGGGCACATACTTGATCCAAACCCAGAGCCAGCAGACCTTTTACATCACCAACTATGGAGCGTTTGGTTCCGTTCAAGGGCCCAGTTGGCTGGGGCACAAGATACTGAACATAGAGGACGACGGCGACAGCACGGACAACTACCCGGCGAGGTGGGACACCTATGGAGATTTCAATGACATCGCGGCGAAGGGGGCTAGCCAATTCTACGTATTCACGGTGCCCGAGGGGCAACAGCGGAAATATTACCTGTTCGTAGATGGTTTAAGCGATCTATCCTATGACTTTGGGGCATCTACAACGATAGGTTCCACAAACAATAAACGAGCCAACGTGGTGATTGAAATAATTAAGATAGGAGGATAACATTATGGCGATTTGGCCAAGTTCAACAAAAGCATCAACAGACAACGTGGACAGCGGCAGCGACAAGCCTAGGCTGGCACGTGCTGACATCAAGCAGAACATAGACAACACCAACAGCATAATAGATATGTTTGACCTCGCTTCACCCAGCGACAAGGACATCTTGGTGTATAACAGCACCAACTCAAGATTCGAGACACAGGCGGCTGTGTTCCAGGAAGCGATTTTACAGATAGGCACGGCGGTCAGTAGCACTGACCCACAGATAGACATCACGTCAATCACCAGTGATCCCAGCGGCATAACCAGTGTGTCATCGGGACAATTCACGCTGGGCGTGGGCACGTATCTCGTATGGTGCTGGACTGCGAACGGATCAAACTTCAGCGGGGCCGCGATCAGGTCAGGTGCTCCCTTTGAACTACAGGACCCAGATGCTGATCCCATAACCGTTATAAATTACAGCGGCAGTCCCGTGTTAGACGGACTGATGTTCTTTGACAAGTTAGAGGTAGTGGGCACCAGCAACACGTTCAGGGTCAAGCACAACGCCACGTTCGCCCCCGAGACAACATCAGGCGACATACCGAACAGAACATATCTACGCATAGTCAAAGTGGCGTAAGCCAATAAATATCTGTGTTATAACAAACAAAAACACAAACTTAATTAAGGAGAAAAAATTATGAGTGCTGCCAGCAATTATTTAGAAAATGCGGCCCTTGATCATATCTTGAGGAACACTGCGTTATCACAACCAACAACATTGAGACTAGCGTTGTTCTCGGGAACAGCGTCAGACGTATTAGCGGCGTTAGAAGAAGGCACAGGTGCCAGAACAGCAGGCAACTGGGGATACTACGAGATCACAGGCGGAGCATACGAGAGGAAGGCTGCCGCATTCGCGGCTGCTTCAGGTGGTTCAGCGGCGACTAGTGGTAATATCACTTTTGACACAGCCACAGCCAACTACAACAACGCGGCCACTTCAGGCGCAACGATAACTTGTATCGCGATTATGGACGAGGCTTACACGCCCACAGGTTCAGGCACACACGCGGGCAACGTATTGTTCTACGGACAGTTGGACAACCCCAAAGAAGTATTATCCGGGGATACGTTCCAAGTGAGCACGGGCAACTTGACCGTAAGTTTGGCTTAATACTCTACTGGAGGTTAGCCGATGGCTCTTAAGGGCATAGGTATAGACATAAATGGCTACACGGTAGCCAACTACTACACACCTGACACCTACACTTCACCATCATTGAGCGTGGGAGATTATTTCACGCCACAGGGTTATGTGAATGCTGACTACGTGGTTGAAAGCCTGGATCTTGTATCCACTTTCACTGTGTCAGCACTGGGCACCCTAGAGATAGCCAAGGCTAATCTTGTTTCAACATTCACACTACAGGCTGACGCGGACAAGTTTGATCTAGCATCAGCCAGCATAACGTCAAGCATCACTGTGAGTGTGGAGGGAGGCCTGCTACAATCAGCACAGGCATCGCTTGACAGTTCAACAACACAATCAGCAGACGCAAACACGACCTTTGACGTAGGCAAGACCATAACAACAACAATCACTACCAGTCAAGACGCCAACGTTTCGTTCGTGGCTGTGCCCAGCATAGATTCAACTCTGACATTGATCAGTGTTGGTGGCGTGAAGTTTGACCCACTTGAAGAGGGCGAGCAAGACGATTACACTTGGGACACGTTCGCAGAGAGTGATTTCATTGACAGGACTTGGAACGAATGGTTTGGTAATAAATGGCACCCAGGTCTGATAGCGTTTGGTCCAATATCAACTTTCAGTTGTAATGCTGGACTTGTATTTGGCGGTGTAGCGAACTTCATTGATGCTGTGATCACAACATCACAGAATGCTAACGTGGTGTTTGATCCCACAAAATCAATCACTGCGTCTACCAGCATAGCCAGTGATTACATCAGGATCAGGAACGCTGACCCGGCGTCTTACACCATCAACGCGACAACATCACAAGATGCGAATGTGTTGTTTGATTCAGACGCGTCAGTCAGCACTGCGATATCTACAACAGTCAATGGTAATGCCACGTTTGACCCTGACAAGGCAATCAGCGTGGTCAGTTCAACATCACAGAATGCTAATGTGGTGTTTGATCCCACAAAAGAGATCACAGCCGCATACAGCGTGAGTTCAAATGGTAATGTAGCATACACTGACAGTTCGTCATTGAATGCGTTTAACATAACATTGACATTCGCTAGGCTCATTACGATAGCGGATCCGTGGAACATATTGACAGTATTACAGGACACGAGGACCATAAAACCCATACGAGAAACAAGAGTTATTATGGTTTTAGACGAATCGCGTGTAAATAACACAAACATTGAAACGAGGAGTTATCAAGTGCCACAAGAAACTAAAAAATTCAAAATTTACAAACCAACTTTCAGCAACAGAAGTAGCATTCCAAAAGTGAGGTCAGAAGCATAATGGCCAGTTTGACAGGATTCAAAAGGGATAACAAAGGTGCGTTCATTGAGAAGCACCCAGATGCCAACATACAATACGGGGTAGATTGGACGGACTATCTTAACAGCGGAGACGCAATCAATTCAGCGACAGCGACCATCGAGACGATAACGGGAGACGCGAGCCCATTGGCACTGCCCACGGACGCTTCAACGGACGTGGTTGTTTCAGGTGCTGTGGTCAACGTGAGACTGAACGGTGGCACGTCAGGCAATGAATACAACGTAGACGTCAGGATAAACACAGTCAACGGAGACGCTGACGTGAGGAGATTCAGAATAATAATAGGACCCAAGCATCTATAATGACAGAGAAGAAATATAAAATAGATCACGATTTGGTATTCAAGTTGGCCAGTATCCATTGTTCTTACGAAGAGATAGCGGACGTGGTAGGCACAAG